TAATGTACCATCTGTAACTTTAAACTTATGAGCACCTTTTTGTGCTAAAATTGATCCTGTTGTTGAGCTACCACCTGCAACAAAAACTTGAGGTAAGATTTGCTCGCCGGCTTGGCTTGTTAGACCACCTGTACCACCAACGTTTACACCATTAACTAGTGTTGGACTAACGTGTTGGTCGTGTGCAATACCACCACTTGTTTTTGCGATTTTTAATTTATTTGCCATTTTATTTCTCCATTGTAAGCGTTCTAGGCTACCCGGAGTGGCGCTCCGAGAGTTCTTATGAACAGATATATTTATCGAAATATTTGACTTTACTACTATATCAAGTAAAATAAATACATGCGCTTGAAGCTGAATGTTATAGCAAGAGCCTCTAAAACTCAAGGTAACGGGTTAGATTCCCGTCAAGCGCACCACTTAAAGGAAAATAAAATGGCATAGATTGAATATCGATGTAGAGAAGTAGTGTTTCATTTCAATAAGAAACATTTAGAAGATCCGACCATACCAATGTGGGTCGTTAAAGCACATGGTGTCACATTTTACGTAGAACACGTAACCGCGGAAATTCCGTGGACCACAAAAGAAACTCCCAATAACTCCAGTACCAAAGGTTCACTCAAATTTAAGAAGTGTAAGTTATCTATTGACGATGATAACTGTGCCACACTGAGTAAGTTGAGCCTATTGGATCGTGCGTTGCCTACACCTAAACGTGTATACACTCGTATCATAACTGGCCGTTCCGGTAAGTTTCACCAAGCCTTAGTAGAAGGTGAATTTAAGCATAGTCGAATTAAAGAAGTCTACGGTGGTTGTGGTAGTAGTTTTATCATTTGCGATCTATTAGACGATGTCGAAGTTAGTTTTGCTATATTAAAGTACGGGCAAAATTTTAGAGTCTTAAGTCCAAACGAAGGTTACTACAAAGATTACGACAAATATGATACTATCGAAGAACGATATGAGGAGGAAGATTTCGATTAAGTCAACAAAAAGCCCACCGAAGTGGGCTTTTGTTTGTTACATCTATTCCTAGATTACTGGAACGATAGGTTAGCAACTGAAATTTCGCTAACGTAGTCACCAGCGTTACCTAGTGACGATGCGGTGTTAGTGAGCTCTACATATCCGTAGCGGGTCATAAAGCCAACAACTGGTTCAAAAGTTGATGGATCTAGAACAACACCAGAGCTCATTAGAGGGATATATGGGCAGTAGAACGCAGCTGCATCAGCTTCGCTCGAACCTTTATATCCAACTAGAACTGCTGCGCTGTCGCTAGCATAGCTGTCAACATAAACACGCATAGCACCGTTCAATGTACCAACAAACTTTGTGTTTGTAGGAGCTTCGAATGTTCCTTCTGTTGTACGTGCAAATGCCGATGTTGTTGCGCTCTGTAGAACTGTTAGAGCAGCTGGAGAAACAACAGCCCAGTTACCAGCACCACGACGTGTACGCTGTGCGATCAAGTTTGCTGAACGGTTGATTAGAACAGCTAGAGCAGCGTGTTCGTCACCAACGAATGTAGCAGTACCTGAAACGGCAGCCTGGTCGTAAGCGTAATCTGTAGCAGCTAACGAACGTAGCGAGCCTAGGATTTCCTGGTCGATTTCAACTGTAATTTCTTGTGCCAAAGCAGCCATAATTTCTGCTTCAACGTCTAAGCCGTGCATTGACTGTGCGTCTTGGGCGGCTTCAAATGTCCAGCGAGCTGACAACTTACGTGTCTTCGCTTCAACAACTTGCTTCAAGATTTGAACGTTGATACGGTTACCTGGTACGCCTTCTAATGTAGCTGTGCTAGTAGCACGGCCAGCTGACGAACCTGAATAAGCTGTAGCAATCTTGAATGGTGATAGTGCTTCGTCACCAGCTGTTGCACCTGTTGCACCGTTTGTACCCGAAACGTTGTCAGCATAGCGAACACGTAGAGTATGGATCTGTGCAACTGGACCTGTCATGGGCTGTACACCAACGATTTCGTTAGCGATAACAGTTGGCATAACACGGCGGATAACTGGAAGAATAACGCGGTTTAGTGTAGCAACGTTGCTGCTTGATGTTGCACCAGCTGTTGCGTTTTCAGCCAGGTACTTGCGAGTGTTCTCTAGGATTACACTCATGGAAGTTCTTTTCGAACCTTGTAAGCCTTCTAGCAGAGCGTCTTTGGTTTCGCCCCAACGGCTTTCTAATAGTGCTTGTGTCATTTTATTTTCCTTTTAGGGTTAAGTCACTTTAGCCCTGCTAAACGGCGTAGTTCAATAACGTTATTGTCATTGGCTTCGGCTTGTTTAACAGTTTTATCACCAGTTACTACTTGACGACTTTCTGTCAATACAGCAGCTTTTTCAGCTACTGGCTTAACTGTCGAGTTGTTAAGTACAGCTGGTAAATATTTATCAAATGCAGCCTGCAACTTATCGGTCTGCACTGATTCGAGTAGTTCGCTCATTACAGCGGCCTTCTCTTTGTTTAGAGGTTTCAACAATTTAGCCATTGAATCACGGCGTTCTGCTGATTCCTTAATAATACGAATCTCTTTTTCTTTTGATTCAACTAGCATAGCTTTTTCTTCAGCAATACGCTTCGATTCAGCAATAATTTCTTCTTGCTTGTCTAACATTGCTTGCATTGCGGCCAATTGCTTGTTCTCATTTAAGTGAGTAACAGCAAATTCACCAGCAAAAGCTTCGAACAGACGACGACCAAACATGTTCTCGCGAGCGATTTGGATATCTTCTTTTAGTTGAGTCAATTCTGACTCTAGTTTGCCAGCTACTGATTCTTTTACAAGTGCAGCCGAACGCTGAACAAATGCTGTTTGTAGTTGAGCTAGTTTTTCTTTAGCTTCAGCAACAAGACGGACTTTTGTTTCAACAACCGCTTTCTTGTCCTGTTCAAACTCCCGAATTTCTTCAGCTAGAGCACGGATTACAAACTGTTCAAGTTTAGCAATGCTATTCTCGTATTGTTTGCGATCTGCACGTAGTTCTTTAATTTCTTCAGCTAGTTTAGTAACCATGAAATTGTCGAACTTGTCAGCGCCTTCCATCATACGAACGTTAAAACGTGCGCGATCTTCGGCTAGAGCTTGTTTTTCTGCTTGGAACTCTTGTAGTTCGGCAGTTAAGGATTCAGTAACCATTTTGTCTAGAGCTTCAACCATAACTTGCTTGTCATGCTCATAACGACCAGCGAATTCTTCACGTAGCTCAGCACGTAATTGCTCACGTGCTTCAGTTAGCTGGGTATTCCAGGCTTCGCTGATCGCTTGTTGTGTCGATTCGTTAATGATCCCCGAGTCTAACAATGGTTTGATAGCATCTAACATTGGGTATCTCCTATAATTTTAAATCTTTGATAAGGCGCACCATTGCCTCTTGCAAATACTTCTGTACTCTTTGATCGGTGCTGGCATCACGTGCCATTTCAAATACCTGTGCTCCGCCTTTCATATTCATTAAGCCTTCATAGATGGCTTTTGGATATGCATTCGGCGCACTGGGTTGGGCCACAATGTCCACAGTAATGATTTCAAAATCACTAACGTGTCCGCTTGCTTCGTTTACCTGACCCGAACCACGTGAACTAACACCTAGCTTGACGCCAGATGTCAACATACTCTCAACGAGCTTACCCATGGGGGTTGGCAAAACTTTTAACTTTCCAAATCCTGTAGGACCGTCCATCCACATTTTTGTAATCATGTGGCTAACACGATCTAGGTTAATTTTTAGGTCATCAGGGTGATCAACTTCACCCAAGACTGAATATCCAGACTTGAGTTGTTCGTTGATAGTCGAAACGGCTCGCTCGATTTCGTGGACAGGGTATACACGTTGGTTAGCGTTTTTTACGCCGCCCTGGATGAATACCCCTTCCATATAGAGATCCTTCCCCTTGCCATCTGCAGAGTCTTCTGATAACACCTTAATACCGGCGTTATCAAAAGTAAGATGCTCTTTAAGTAACAAAGCCATTTTGTTTCCTAATTATTTACGTGCTTTTAGTAGGCTGTCTTTAGCAACTGGAACTGAACCGTCAGTTGTGCTTCCTTCAGCTGGCTTGGCTTTAGCTTTTGTGCCGTAGAAATCTTGGGCACCTTTGTTTCCGCCTGGAACGTTAACGTTACGCTTGGCAACATCGTGTTCACCGCCTTGCTTTAGAACGCCACCTGTCTTGGCAGCTGGTGTGCTCTTTGGATCGGCTTCTGCTCCACCTTTAACGATGTTAGCTGTTGTACCGCCCATGTCGTTCTTCATGTTGTCTGTGATGCTGGTTTTGTTAACATTAACGCTACCGCCTGCACCAACTTCCGAACCTTCAGCATTGTCACCTTTGTAGAATTGCTTAACTGTGTCAACGTATTCTTTCATGATCTCAGCTGAGCTTTTGCCCGAGCCTGACTTGCCTGATCCACTCTTACCTGAACCTGACTTACCAGAACCACTTACACCGCTTCCGCTCTTACCAGCAGCTTCCATCATGCCAGAGCCTGACTTGCCTGATCCACTCTTACCTGAACCTGACTTACCGCTTCCTGAACCCGAAGCTTCCATCATTTCTTCTTCAGAACCCATGTCCATTCCTGGCTCTTCGGCACCCATGTCTTCACCACCCATATCGTGGATTCCTGGGTGATCGTGCTCTTCAGCTTCTTCACCAGCCAATAGCTTATCAAATTCTGCTTTTAGAGCGTCTAATTCTTGCTCAAGATCCATAACGCGATCTTCAACGTCGCCTTCGCCTTCTTCGTCACCAAATTCTTCGTCACCGAATTCTTCCTCGTCGCCGTCCATTTCATCGTCGCCGCCGAGTTCTAGTTCTGCACCTTCCTCGTCATCTTCGCCGATACCCTGTTCGTCTTGGTCGATTTCTGTTGTAACGTCTTGAACGTATTGGTCAGCAGGATTGCCACCCATTTCTTCGTCCATTAGACTTTCGTAAATGTCGCGGCTCTTGGCTACGACGATTTGGTGAAATAATTCACGTGCTGCTTCTTCGTTATCGTTGATGATGTGCTCAATTAGAGCTTCATACTTGTTTTGCATAATAATTCTTCCTTGTAAAATGGCTTTGTATAGTATTTAATACTATTATTAAAAAACAGCGTTAAATGCGTGTTTTTGAGCTATTTTTCTTAGCTATGCGTAAATTAGCTATGTGTTCAGGGCTAAGTTTGCGTCCTTTTTTGGCCATACTCATTTTTAATTTAGTTTCGTCTGACAAAATCGCACCTTTACGACCACTTATCCGTGATTTAAATTTGAGTTTTGTATCCTCACTATGTTTCTTACCAATACTACTTACACTAATTTTTTGCTTTGTTTCTTCCGACATCACTTTACCGATTTTACTTTTTGACATTTTTGTTCTAGTTTCAATCGATCGAGGAATCCCAGGCTTTCCTTTCTTTAACTCACTGATACTTTTAGCGAAATTTTCCTTTAATCTAGCATATTCCGATCCAGTTATTTTATGACGATTATGATATTTGTTAGAATGAGACATTCGAAATGCTGCTAGATTCATTTTATGTTTTGCATCACTGCAAACCATTTTAGTCAATAACTTATGGCACACATAATGTTCGTGTGCTGTTAAAATCGCTATATTTTCTTGTGAATCTAACCCACCTAAGGATTTTGGAATGATGTGATGACGCTCAGAGTACCCATTTAATATACGACTTTGGGCTCGATTAATAATATTTTTATACCACAAGGTATACTTATTTTGTAAATACATATGCTGATGCTCCTATAAGCGTTAGAGTAAGTGGATCTGCCAGGATCGCGACTTACATTTTTTATGACTTAAATGCCTAAACCACCTGCAGGTCCTGCCTCAGGTGCTGCTTTGTATTGTCCTTGTATTTGTTCAACATTTTTCTCGTGCTCAAACTTTCTGACATCAGACGCCATTCTTAAACGATTAAGATGTGCTAATGTCAGTCTAGTTTTACGTAGATCTGATAGTTTAACTGTGGACTGATCGTCTTTTTCAGACTGATATCCGTCTTTAGCAGGTTCTGGAGATTCAAAAATATTGTACAAGTTCATAATACTATTTATATTTTATGCTACACCAGGGGCTGTTGCGCCAGGTGTTCCAGCACCACCAGCAGTGGCACCAGCTTCGGGACCTGCGGCACCACTAAGTTCAGCACCAGGCAATGGTGCGACTTCGCCAGCCTCAGCGGCTTCTAAGTCACCAGCTAAACCACCTGGAGTGATACCCACGTTACGTAGGTTAGCTTGTCCTGGACCAGTTCCGTCAACCTGCCCTTGCTCTTCACGCCACAGGACTTCGTTTTCACTCATCTCTTGCTCGCTTAAGCCTAGATACCGTTTCATTAGAAAACGCTTACTTAGATATGGAACTTGCTCAAGCTGTGTAAATGTTGCGATTTTTGCTGAATCAATATCGGCTTGACGGTATTGAGCAAAGTTTTGTGGCTCATTGAACACCAGATCAAACAACTGACCGTCAATATTGATGCCTCTCCAACGCAGGAACATTTTGAATTCGCGATCCAATTTGTCCACAATCATTGCCTGTAAACGCAAGCAATATTGGTTGAAACGCCATTCCTGGATCAGTGCTGTACCAACTTTACCGTCAGTATAGCTTTGTGTGCCATCGTCAACGCCTGTTGGTAAGTATGAACTAGGGATACGCAAACCACGGAATAGCTTGTTAGTGAAGAATCGTAAGTCAGTAATCTCACCCAAGTTTGCACCGCCAGCTAATGTTTCTACGCTGGAGCCACGTCCGTCAGCAGTTTGTGGGAAGAAATAATCTTCGTTTGTTGATAATGGATTGTATGTAGCATCCATCATATTAGTACCGCCACCAGTTTGAGTAGGGATTCTACGCTGACTGATCTCTGTTTTAATGCGTTCCACAAATGCCATTGCCATGTGAGGAGGCATGTTTCCTACGTCGATTTTAAAGATTCTACGCTCAGGTGCACGTTGGATTCGGTATATAATGATAGCGTCTTCTAGTAACTCTTTCTGCTTGAAAACCTTAAAAACGTTCTCTAAAACGCTATTTCCAAAGGGCCAGAATACATCTAAACCTTCAGTTAAACTAATGTGAACTACATGTTCCGCATTAACGACGGCTTCGTTTTCTGCGTGACTGAAGCGACTTCCGCCGCTGTATGGAGTACGTGGTTGCACATAGGCACCACTTGGACCACCAACCTGTGGATGATTGACAAACGTATCGCTCGTACTGACTGCTGTTGTTGTTAAGTTCTGGAAGTTAGGATTAATATCTTTAATGATGTACTGCTCGGGTTCTTTACCTTCACCCTCGTTAACGATGACTTTGGTAATCTTACTCATTTCGGTCCACATTAACTTGAAAGTTTCTGGGTCACGTAAGAATACTTGGTCGCCGTATTTTAATGTATTGCGTACAATTTTAAAGATTCGTTTATTAAATTCATTTAAGTTAACCCACTGTTGTAGTTGCTCTTTGATGATTTTAACTTCGTTATCAGTTGGTTTTTCGTGATAATGTATATCAAAAGCTGTCAAATTCTCTTCATTCTTTTGTGTGCAGAATTCGGCTAGAATATCCAGGGCGGCATTGACTTCAGAGTCCATGTCCATTTGTTCGTATTGATTGTAACGATCGACACGGTTTGGGTGCCCAATATAAACTTCTGGTAGTGTACTCGCATAGTTGCGGTACCCAGCATCAGGCTTAGTCAAACCATTTCCCATGGGACTTGCTGTTGCTGTAGTTATATTGCTGGCTTTAAAGTACTTTTTCCAACTCATGAATTATTTCCTAGTATGCGGTATTTACCCGATCTTAAGCGTATGCTTCGTATATTTTTTTCAGTGACGATGTCTGGTCACGTAATTCTGAGCTGGCGTCTTGCTGTAGTTCCACAAACTTATTCATCAACTCAACCATTTGTTCTTGTTTTTCGCTACTTTCTCTAAATGCTGTTGATGTCATCAAGTCTCTAACATCCCTAACAAAACTTGCAATTAGTGTGTTATTGTCCATCAACGCTTGTTTCAGTTCAGTGCTCATATTAACTGGTATTGATTTACCATCTGGAAGTGGCACAAATGCCTCGTGCATACCAGCTTCTGCAGCTAATACTAACTGTCCACCATTTCGTGGTTTAAGAATACCACCAGTTGCTTGTTGTGTGATTTCTTCAATCACCTCTTCTGGGCGGCTAGCTTTTATATTTTGTGCGTTAGCGGCTCTGCGAGCGGCACGTCTGGCATTATTTTCTTCTATGCGTGTCTGAACATCCATTCTCGCTTGTTGAGCGGCTATTGCCTCAGCAGTAATTGTTTCTGGTTTTGCACCAGTTGCGGCAACTATTGCTTCTTTAGCTGATTCCTCAGTGGCTTTAACTATTGGTCTAGCACCAGGACCACCACCTTCCAGTAATCCTAACTTTTGCAATTTTGCTCTAAATTCTGCTAATATCTCAGGAACATCTTCTGCAAAGTCAGTAATAGCCTTGGTCAGGTCTCCCTGTATTGCTTGGCGCATATTCTGTAGAGCATCAACGCTCTTAGTTACACCTTGAGTCAATGGATCTAAAGTATCCATTGCTTTTTTGGCTGTATCTAATGTAGTTTGTCCAAATTCGCCACGAAGTGATTTGTTTGCTAACACCAATAAACTTGCCGCTGTTTCAGCTTCTTTAGCATATTGCCCGTTAGCTAATGCCACAGTACCGAAAATTTCTGAATTACGTTTTGCTTCTCCTTGCAAAGCCTCTGCATTAGCACGTAAATTATTCTGGAAATTGTCTATTGCAGATTCACTGCTAACCCCAGCATCAGTTACATCACCAATTGTATCTTGTAGAAGCTTAGTTGCAGTTGGTCCTAATGTTCTTGCCAACTCTGGATCAATAACTTTACCAAATGCCAACATCTGTTGTGCGGCTTTTTGCAGCGGAGCAGGCAATTGTTTAATGGCGTTTTCAAACTTCAATTGGGAATCTGCACCTAAGTCTTGCAATTTTGCTTGGACGGCAGCCTGTGCTGATGCTTCCCGGGCTCTTGCTTCTGCTTTTTTCGCATCTTCACCAGTAAATGAAGCAATAGCCTTCAACTGAACCAAATAATCTTTCGTTCCAGCTGCTAATTCTTCATCTGATTTGCCTTTAAGAACATTACCACGTTGCAACATTGCCAGATAATCAGCAGTACCTTGTGCCTGGTCTTCTACACTAATACCCAGATTCAATAGTTTTTGTCTAGTGCTGTTGGTGCCTTCTCCCAGTTTGCCTAATACTCCGGATAACTTTTTAGCACCCATTGTCACATCATTACCAAAGGTAGCCAATGCTAAACTATTATCGGCTATAACTTTGCTGAATTGTTCTTGTGTAAGTCCTGCCGCCAATCCAACATTACGAAGTTCTGTCATACCACCAGCAAAAAGAGCACCAGCAGCCGTTGCTTGTTGGAACGATTTATAGCTTTTTTCTAATTCTTTACTAACAACTTCTAGCTTGAATTTTAGTAACTCTGCAGCTTCTTTTGCACCTGCAGAAAATAGATCACCAGCTAATGATACCAATGCCCCAGCCACCATAGTAGCTGGAGTAGGAATAGCCATTAAACTTTGTCCAACTTGGGAGAAAACTCCGCCCAGTTTGGCTGTAGTATTGGCTACTGAATCAATTGCAGAGGTTTGTAGATCAGCAGCAACTTGGAATGGGCTTCCGTCGCCTTGAAGGCCACGTATTCCTGTCATTACCTGTTGCTTATAATAATCGTATAATCCAGTAACAAGTACTACACCTACTTGCTTTGCACCGGCTATCAGCGTTTCTCTATAGGACTTGTTTGCTAACTCGTTGAGCTTCTGCTGTGCAAGTTCTTTTTCTTTACCAGAAGTGGCTTCGTCAATTTGCTTTTTATAATATTGCAATGAGCCATTGAGATCTTTGTAGCTCTTTTCACCAGTTTTGACTTGCTTTTCTAACTTAGTAAGCTCACCAACAACATTCTTAATGCTCATTGATCCAAACTTGGTCAGAGCCGAATTAGTCGCCAATATAGTCTTGGCAAAATCTTCAGCCGTTATTCGTCCTTGGCGAAGTCCCTCAGAAAGGGCTGCTAATTGTTGTGGATCTAAATCTGCCATGTAAATTCTAGCCTATAAATATGTGACTACTCAACTATATTTATAGGATCGAAAAACCATGGATTCCAGACCTAATCTCAACCCTTTAGCTAAACATTTCCGACAACCAGAAATCTACTATAAGTTACCCAGTCAGGGTAAATTCTGGACTGAAGGTGCTGTTGAATTGCCTATTACAGGGGAATTAGCAGTATTGCCAATGACTGCTAAGGACGAGATAACCTTAAGAACTCCGGATGCATTATTAAACGGACAGGGTGTAGTGGATGTAATCCATAGCTGTGTTCCTGCAATTAAAGATGCCTGGAAAATGCCCAGCACTGACGTTGATGCTACACTGATAGCTATCCGTATCGCTAGTTACGGACCAGGAATGGATTTGGTTGCACAATGCCCAAAATGTCAAGAAAGTAATGAAATCTCAGTGAATCTTAGTGCAATGCTTGATCAGATCAGATTCCCAAATTATGGTGAAAAGAAACAATGTGGGCACGTAAAGATCAAATTACGTCCGCAACAGTATTTTAGTGTTAATCAGACCGATCAGATTCGATTTGATGAACAACGATTGATAGCAGCTTTAACTGCTGATGATGTGTCTGATGATCAGAGAGTAGCTGAATACAGCAAATATATGGATAGAATCGTTAATTTAAATATTAAGATTTTGACAGACAGCACTGAGTATATCGAAACACCCGAAGGTGACATTGTAACCAATCCAGAATATATAATTGAATTCTACAATAATTGTGAAACACATATTGTCACCGAAATTCAACAACACTTAGGCAAACTCAGTGATGAGATAAAAATCAAACCAGTTGATGTGGAATGTGAGAGCTGTAAAGAAAAGTTCTTAGTTCCTGTTATGTTTGATTATTCAAGTTTTTTCGCCAAAGGCTCTTGAAACTGAATAACGAGGAGATTGTTGATTACATCAATCAACTCGAAAAGGAATCAAGAGCCATTAAAAACGAAAGTATTAAGATGAGTTGGTTTATGCGAGGTGGCATCACATACGAGGATGCCATGATGTTGAGTAGTTTTGAACGAAAGATGATTGGTGATTTAATTAAGTCTAATATGGAGACAACAAAGGAATCAGGATTACCATTCTTTTAAGATGGACTACGTCCATCTGTTGTCTTCGTTATCACTCGACAACATTTTTTTAAATTTAAGTAGTGATACTGGTTCATCCAGATTAATCAGTCATACTTCGCCTGACACGCAGGCGAAAAATTTTTTGTGTTTCATCCGAGTAGCACAATCACTAACTAAAAGGGTTATATTTCTACACAGAGGCGGTCATCCTGTACCTCTACCCTAGCCTTCATCACGACGGTACCTATATAATCTGTAGTTAGCCAGTATCATATAAGCCAGGAGTTGTATCTGTTTCACAGAGCTCCAATCTTTTAGCCTTGGTTATCTATTCTTTTCAAACAGCAAAATCGGTTGTATGTAGGCATATCCGATCGTCGTCCTGTTAAGGATAGTTGCTGAGTACTTGCGGCAGCGGCAAGATTTCCGTCCCTCTTTTCATCGAGTTGTCATAGGCACACGATTTTAACCTGTGCTAGTCTAATACTGCTTAAAGGGTTCTGTGCGGGGCCAGGATTGAATTAAATCTTGTTTTTGATGTGGGAGCCATGAACGCGAACTTGAATATGACCATTATAATAATCGTCTGATTCTAATACTCTACGTGAAAATTGCTCACGTGCTTCAATGTAACTACATTCTGCTTTACTACGACAGTAGTAGAGTATTTCTCGCTTAAATTTGTCGGGGCCTTGAGTGTTGATGTCTTCAGTGAGGTCTGTGCTTGAGCCGTAATAATCTTGCCAATCTGAGTCTATTTTGCTTCGAATTTTTTTCTTTTTCTTGTTGCCGTTTTTGAGTTTTACTGTTTTATAAGTTGTTTTACTAAATTTTGCTAATTTTTTGCCTATGTACATTCGTCCAGTGGTTGTGTTAGTTATAATGTATACAAAACCAACACAATCTTCGGGTAATTCTGTTACTGGATTTCCTTGATAGTACCATGTCATCCTATACTTATCGAGTTAAACCAGTATTTAGAAATTTATGTTATGTCTACGTCAGTATTGTAAGTCGTAAATCCATTTTCCTTAACAACGTGTAATGTGTTGTTAACTCGGCCTGCCAATTCGTCTTTGTGTGATACCAACCAAATACTCTTGTGTGCATCGCGACTCATTTTCTTAAGGATAGCTAAACTATTCTCAACACCTGAACTATCCATACCGCTATCGACGAGTTCGTCAATAAACAACAAGTTGATGGGTTGATATAAACTTTCCCAGACGTCACGGAATGCCCAGCTCATTGATAGAATTAAGCGATTACGTTCACCACGAGATAAGTTATCAAAATCCAGATCTCGACCTAACTCAGTAATACTGACCGATAAATCGTTGTTGAATTTTACAGTATGCGGGAGCCCAATGCGATCTAAATATTGCCCCAACCTTGCATTTAGGTAAGATAGGTTTTGATCAATAATGCGTTTACGTATAAACGAGTCTTTGTTTGTCAGCAATTTGAGTAAGAATTCCTGATGCTCTTTAACATCAGTCAATTCGTTAATCACATCAAAACTAATCTCTTCAACACCTTTTGTCTGCATCTCTGCTATTTGTTCGGTATACGGATCTTCTTCAGATTGTTTTGCTTCAATCTGCTTCTGAAGACCAGCTAGAGTAGCACGATGGTGGATAGCGTCTTCTTCTTTATCGTAAAAAACTTGTGGTGCTGGGCCTAATTCTCCGAGCTCTGCCAACGCAAATTTAAAATCACTGACCTTTTCGCCAGCCGCTTCAAAGTTTGCTGTTGCGTCGCTTAGGTCGTTTTTCTTGCCAGTTAATACTTGTTCATGCTTTTCGTCGTGGAATTCTTGTCCACAAGCGTGACACTGGTGATTCATTAATTTAGCAATCTCTTGTTCTAAGCGGTCAATTGCTTTGCCTTCTCGAACCTGGTCTAGTTCTGCACGTTTGATCTCAGCCTGAAGGGTATTAATATCAGTGCGCTTTTGGCTGTAGGCTGTGAGATCTTTGTGTGCTTGCACTTCAGCATCAATATCAATAGTTAATAGCTGAGACAACGCCGTTTCCAACTTATTTAGATCTTCTGTGTGCTTACTTTGCCACAGCGATTGACGTCTTTTTAAACCTTCAATCTGTTCTTCAATTCTTTTATTGGCATCACTGACTGCCTTAATACGAAATTCTTCGGCTGTAATAGCGTCCTTGGTAGTCTTTACCAGCTCTTTTAACTTTTCGGCCTTCTCACTGAGTAGTGTAATGCCCAATAATTGTTCAATCATTACACGTTGATCGTTTGCCCGTAATGCTAAAAACGGTTCGGTATAAGTGTTAAGTGCTACAATATGTTTAAACATATCGTGGCTCATACCTAACATACGTTCGATCTCTGCCTGAGTCTCACGGCTATCACCTTGTGCGTCGTCGGTGATTTCCTTTTCGTGATCACCTACCCAAAACTTCATAACACTGGGCTTGCGTCCACGCTCGATACGGTAGCTTTGTCCATCCTTCTCAAAATCAATAGTAACCATCATATTTTTACTATTGGTTTTGTTAATCAGGTTATCTTTCTGGATATTGGTAAGAGCATTACCGTATAACGCAAAACTCAGTGCGTTAATAATGGTTGTCTTACCAGTACCGTTACGTGCGCCTGAATCGTCCCCACCCAAGTCTAAGTTTTCGCCCAGTACCAGAGTAAGATCACGACGATCAAAGTCTACCGCTTGTGTAGCATTACCTACACTCATAAAGTTCTTAACCGTAAGTGTCTTGATACGAAATGTCATATTATAGATTTTTATAGATATCTAGTAGAAGATTTTTATTGAATTGTTCACTCTCAATGTTGTTTAATTGTCCGTAAACGATTTGATCAACTGATTCAAATTCAATGTTGCCCTGTATTTCATATTCGGTAAGGTCTGTTACTTTGGCTGGGATCAGAGTGATCTCACGAAGTTTGTAAGTATCAATGAATGTTTCTTTGACAAAAGTTGCTTCTTCGTAACTAATATCAATATCCAAGTTGACTCTAACGTGCATTCCTGGTTGTAACATCTGTTCAGTGTGCTTAAGGACGTCACTTAGTTGAAATACGCGATATTTAGGCTGATCTGGCCAAGCGTGGTACTCAGGTTGCTTACCCCATTCCAGAATCATTAAACCACGGTCATCGTCTCCGGCATCGGCATAGTTGTGTGGGAAACAATTACCCAAATAGGTAATGTTCTTTTTGGTCTGTCGTTTATGGAAGTGCCCACTATAGACGTGTTCGAAACCTACAAAGTCTTCTCGTCTTAGTTCACCGTGCTCGGGCATTTCAACCATGGCATTCATAAGATATCCCGGCAACTCAAAGTGCCCGAACATATATTTGCCAGATAGTTTCTGAATTCGTTTGTGATCGTCGCCTACTAACCAAGGAGCAAAAGTAACATCACCGTCAGTGAACCAATCGTTAACGATAGTAATGTTAGGAAGGTGCTTTGCCCATTCGACTGAACTAATATCTCGGCGATCCCGGTAGTATAAGTCGTGGTTTCCTGGTATTAAAAATACTTGATTGAAATTATTGTTTAATAACTCTAAGCACTGGAGAGAATAATTCAAACTAACAATATTAATACTAGCTCGATTATTATGCCAGTCTCCACACATTATAATGGTATCACAATTTTCTTCTTTAGCAGTTGTGATGACCCATTTAACAAAGTTCAAACAATCTTCATTGTGAACTATACTATTAGATTTTAAACCAACATGGAGATCAGTAAAAACTGCCGCTTTCTTGAAAAGATTAGTCATAGTATCTAATGTAACATATCCTTGTTATGTATATCAAATATACTTTTGCCAAAAGTATAAATAAAGATGTAGTTCGCGGGCGGGAACCCCAACTACTCTAACGCTTTGAAGGAGCATCAGCATGGGTATTTACTCGATATATAGAGTGACCAATATTATTAACAACAAAGTTTATATTGGGTTCACGTCAAAACGATTATGCAATAGAAAATCACAACACAAACATCATGCATTTTCTGATACATCTGATAATAAGTTCTATAATGCTATTAGAAAATATGGATGGGAAAACTTTATTTGGGATGTAATTTACCAATCTAAAGAAGATTGTTCTGTAGAATTATCCCATACCTTAACTGTTATGGAAGACTTATTCATTCAAGAATATAATTCAATTTTAAATGGGTACAATACCATTAATGGTGGCGGGAATCTACCAATAATGCGCGGAAAAGATCACCCATTGTATGGTATAGGGCATTCACCTGAAACCAAAAGGAAAATAAGCAAAAATCATCATAATGTCACAGGCCCGAACAATCCTCGTGCCAGAAATATAACTATTATTGATGTGTTGGGTAACGAATACCATGCACATGGCAATTTACCAGAGGTGTGTAAATCACTGAACATGTCAACAAATTCTATCTATACTATGTTGTCACAGGGTAAGACAGAATTTGTTCGTGGAAAACTTAAAGGTTACCGAGTATTTTATTCTTCGTAGTTATTCGTCGCCGTCGCTGCTACCGTGGTAGCCGCCCGAACTCATACCTTGGCGTGTGTATGATGGATTGAGTCCGTTCATCTCTAAAATATCGTCACGTAAGTTTTGATTACGTTTCTCGATATTTAGAACACGAGTAAACGAGTTTGTGATCGCGGCAGTATAGTATGCAAATGGGTTCTGTGATTTGGATTCATCAAACTG